AGTTCTTGAGTGTGTCACACTTATATGTGAGTACAATGTCATGCTCAAGAGTTACAATCTTATCTGGAAAACGCTTCTTAAACATATCCTTAATTTCACGACTATCACTGGCTAAAAATATATGACCATCTATATTTTCTACAATCTCTGCAAACTTTTCAAGGGCGCTATCCTTAGCAAAATAAGCTTTTTTTATGTCACCATTCTCATCTCTTCCGTGACAACCAATATCCATAGAATCTTTAGAGCATGCTCCACGACGGATGTGTATACCATACTTCAAACTATGTGGAAACCATTGTATATGTTTATCAATGATACCTTGTAGTTCTTCCGTGGGTTTGATAATTTTATTCAAGTTTGAATGAACATGTTGAAAATACCCTGGATTTATCGCGATGCGTGGTTCAAACTTTGTCTTATGTGGGTCATCCGTAATTTCAAAACCACTAAAATCAACACCTCTATCTACATCTAATAGACTCTTATATACCTGTGGGTTTGATGATCTGTATACTAAATCAGATAAACATAGAGCAACATTACCCCATCCCATTGATTCTGGGAGGTAGAATGTCATTATATGAGTATGATTGATGTTATCTTTAAACACTCAAAAACTTTTCTAAATCTTCTCGTGTTTTAGTTTGTTTCCATCCAAGTGATTTTAATTTTTTGGAACATATGTAATACCTACTGTCATTGAATGGCCTATCTTCTACGTACGTTATCCACTTATCGTAGTTATCTGTACCTTTAAGATTTCTAATAATCATCTGTGTGACATCCATTACGGATAGTTCATCATCAGATGCTATGTTGTAGATTTCTCCTGTGGTACCCTTCTTCCAAACTATATCAACTGCATCTACGACGTCCTCTACATGCATAAATGCTCTCTTGATTTCGGATGATCTTTTACCGTGAATGGTGCACTTTTCACCATTCCTTAGAAGACGTTTAAACTTTGGTATGAGTTTTTCGGGATATTGATTAGGGCCATAGACATTATTACATCTTATCACTTTAATATTCATATTGAACGACTCTATGTAAGACCGAACAATCATTTCCGCTGCAGCTTTTGATGCTGAATATGGATTAGTGGGTTTCAATACACCCCGTTCTTCTGTGAAAGGTTCATCTGTCACGGATTCTCCATACACTTCATCTGTACTAAAATGAATAAACTCTACATCTGGTATATGTTTTCTACACGTCTCAACGAGTACATGTGTCCCATATGCGTTATCCATTGTAAAACTTATTGGGTCAACAAATGAATTATCTACATGACTTTGAGCAGCAAAGTGAAAAACGTAATCAAACTTGTAACGAGTAACAATACGTTCTATAAAATCTGGATCACATAGAGTACCCTCAATAAATATAGACGAACCCTGGTTCACATTTTCAATATTTGAACAATAGTCAAGTTTATCTATATTTACAAATGTAATATCTGGATACCGTGTATGCATACTATTTATGAAATTAGATGCGATGAATCCACATCCACCTGTAACTAATGCATTAGGCATTTACTTTAGTAGCCGCAAATGTTTTAAGCAAATTACACACACGATCAACATCCTCAATGTCTAGACCATGGTGCGCACCTAATAGGAAACCATCCTTCATAATCGTATCTGCATTCTCAAATTCTCCTAGGTACTCACGAAACGCTGGGTGTCTCGTGATATTACCCGCAAAGGTCACGCGAGTTTGAACATCATTTGCTTCCAAGTAGTTCACAAGCTCTAGACGGTGGGGGCATTGAAAGGGAATGGCAAGCCAGTTTGGGATCTGAGAATCGTCTGGGAGTGTATAATAAGAACAATCTTTCATATTTTCCAAGTACCTTTTGATATTTTCACGTCTCTTTCCTAGAAACCCCTCAAGTTTATCAAGTTGTACAAGACCAAAAGCTGCATTCATTTCACAAGCCTTTAGATGATACCCAGCTACACCATATAGGAACTTCCAATCGTATGGGATACCATCTACTGAGTGATTGAAACGCTCACTAGGTTCCTCAATATTATCCCCGATGCGCCCCCAGTCCCTAAACATGAGAGCCCTCTTGAGGTGGTTATCGTCGTTAAACATTACCATACCACCACAACCACCAGCGGTAATTACATGACTGGCGTAGAAGCTTGTAGTGCTCACATCTGTACATGGTGTGTGGGTGATAGTATCTGCAGAGTCCTCAAATAAAATCAGATCTGGGAAAGCCTCCTTAATTGCAGGCCAATCTGGAATGTTACCAATGAGATTTGGGATGAGTAAACACTTTGTAGCAGGTGTGACAACCTTTTTGAGATCCTCAACGGTGGGGACATATGAGTTTAGACCTACGTCACAGAAAACAGGTTTGAGACCTAGTTGCATGAGAGGTGCCACAGTTGTTGCAAACCCACATGCAGGTGTCACAACTTCAGAACCTTTTGGGAGGTCAAGGGCACACAATCCGAGAAGGATCGCACTACTCCCAGAGTTTACAAAAAGTCCTAATCTCTTTCCGAAGAGGTCTGCCACCCTTTTCTCAAATTCCACAGAACGATCACCAAAGCCAGCGAGCCAGCCATCGCGAAGGCAATCCTCAACGGCTTTGATTTCTTCCTCCCCATATGACTCAAATTTGTTGGGTGCATACCAAACTTTCTTAGGCATTTGTTTAAAGACTACTGTAGTCTTTAAACTATATGAAAACTGTTTTAGTTACAGGTGCTAGAGGTTTTGTTGGTGCCTCTATGATTGAACATATTCTTGAAAATACTGATTGGGTGGTATACTACACTAAAAGACCACCCAAAAAAGGTGACAGATTGGAAACAATGGACTTGAAAGATCGCGTTTTTGTATGGAATAATGGTATTCATATTGATATCATATTACATATCGCAGGCAATCCAAGTTCTTTATCGTGTATAGATAATCCACGCGACGCTATAAATGATAATATTATAGAGACTGTAAATACCCTTGAACTCGCGAGAGCTTTTAAACTGTCACACTTTATTTACTTTAGTTCAGTTGAAGTATATGGTAAAAATGGAATGTGTAAAGAAGATCATATGTGTTCATCTGTAAATATGTATGGGGCTACCAAATACGCCGGAGAGCAAATATGTCAAGCCTATCATTCAAGTTATGATGTTCCATGTTCAATTGTCAGACTTAATAATACATTTGGTAAGTTCTGCCAAGAAGAGAGATTCCCGATGGTCGCGATAAAAAAATTAGCACAAGGAGAAAAATTTAAATTACATACACATAACGGTGAAATTTTAGGGAAACGATGGACATCTATATATGATGTAGCGGAAATGGTTCTATTCATACTTCGTTCTCAACCACCTGGTGGAACTTATAACGCGACACATGATTACATGACCAATTTACAATTTTTGGAGCATATAGCCAATGCGATGAACATAGACAAGTTTGAATATGAATTAGTAGAGGAAAATGTATCTGGTAGAACTGGTATACAAGATGCTCCACCAGATTTAATACGATCCCTCGGATGGAAACCATCTAAAGACTTTAATGAGAGAATAAAAGATTTTATCAACCCACCTAAACGTGTATGTGTTTTGGGATCATCTGGTTTCATTGGTACGAATATACTATCCAAACACAAAGATTGGGTGGGTGTGTGTCGTAAACACTTGGATTTAACAAATCACTCTGAGGTGGAATCATTTTTTAAGAATAATATATTTGATATTGTTATTCATTGTGCAGCTAGTATTGATCAAAAAAATCAAAATACCACATATGAAAATATTATGATGTTTGAAAATGTAGCACGGGTTTTCAAAGGTAAACTTATATACTTTTCAAGTGGTGCAGCTCTGAGAGGAAATCCACCAAGTGATCCATATGGTCTTTCTAAATGGGTCATAGATAAACGTATCCATACAATTCATAACGCACACATTTTAAGAATTTGGGGTTGTTATGGTCCGGGTGAACTCCCTACTAGATTCAGTGCAGTTTGTAAAAATGAGAAGCATGTGAGGATTAAGAAAGATAAATTATTCGCTTATACACATATTGACGAAGTTTGTAGAGTTATAGACGATGTCGTGTATACCAATTGTACTAAAAAGGAGATTAATATTTCGGGTGAATCTAAACTATTATCTGAATGGGCAGTTTTTTTTGGTGCAACATACGAAATTGAAGACGATAACGGTTTGGATGAGGCATATGTATTTAATGGTTAAAGATGTAAACATAAAAAAGAGTAATGGCTACATTAAAACAAATACGTGAAGAAGTTAAAGAAAAATTAGGTGGACAGTGGCTCAATAAATCAAATACGAAAAACTATTCTTTGAGAAAAGATGATATTAATGGGGTTGAATATTATTGGCCAGATGTGGATAGGTTTTCATTCCCACATTTAATAAAAACAGTTAAACCTGTTATATCGGAAGTCAATACGTATGTAAAAAGGAAGGGTACAGTTCTCCAAGCAGGTGGTAATTGTGGTGTATATACATTAGAATATGCCAAGCATTACGAGAATGTGTATACATTTGAACCTGATAATACTAATATGACGTGTTTGGTATTAAACACTGACCAATGCAATAATATTGTAAAGTTTCAAGCGTGTTTGGGTGATACACATGGAATGACAGCTATACAAAATCCATTAGAAATCATGGATACTGGGAGTATTCATGTTAAAACCAAGAAGGAGTTACCCGAAAACCTATTGGTGGTTGAATCAAAGGTAAATATGCCTATATTGAAAATTGATGATATAAAGTTCAACGAAATAGATTTAATTCATTTGGATATAGAGGGGTATGAATTGTATGCACTTAGGGGTGGGATAGAAACTATCAAAAAGCACAGACCTGTCATAGTCTTAGAAGTATGTGAAAACGGTCACAGTGAACGTTTCGGGTATTCTAGAGAGGATCTAGAAGATTTTTTAAAGTCTATTAATTATAAATTTATTAAAACATTGGAATCAAACAATGATAATGTATATATGCATATTGATGCTTAACTCCACCCCAACTTCTTTTTAGGTGGAACGGGTACAATCATATCCTTTTCAAAATCAATATAGGGTGTCATATTTTCAAGTGAGTTTCCAAACTCCAATTTAGGATAAATCTTTTGCGTCTCTGGTATGGGAATATCTTGTAGAGTTTTCACACCATAGGCTTCCGCGATTTTTACAAAATCAACATCATCCCCAAATACGTCACTTTTAGATGTCCCCACATATTTTGAATCAAAGTAACTATCTTGGAACTGTTTGATGATACCGTACCCACTGTTGTTTAGAATGATAATTTCAACGGGGAGATCATACTTCTTGACTGTCAGTAACTCCTGAATGTTCATTTGAAAGCCACCATCCCCATCAATGCAGTATACCTTCTTACCCGAACCAATCGCTGCACCGATAGCAGCTGGGAGTGCGTACCCCATCGAAGAGTTTCCAAAGTTCGTGAAAAGCTTTTGCCCCTCCTTGAGTATAGCAGATTGCATTGTCCATACCAAGTTCCCACCTTGGTCGGGAATGATGATACAGTCATCAGGTAGATCATTAAAAAACGTAGTTAGATAATCATACACAGCTGAGTCACCTTCACGCGATTTCTCTTCACTGTATTTCTGCTTCCATTCATTAATCTTATTGGCCCACAATCTAATACGAATTCCCATTGTGTCATCATCGCGATATCCATCAATGATAACACTATCAAAAAAAGTTTTAGCATCACTCACTATACCGTAGTCAATAGTTACACACTTTTCAGGCATTTTGTTGATTTCCTCAATGTCAATGTCTACCATAATCTTTTTTGAATGTGGAGAAAACATAGGTCCACTTCCACCAATTTGACGACTATCTAGGCGACTTCCTATGGATATGATAAGGTCTGCATTTTGAATAGCGTAATTCGCAACTCTATCTCCATAAACACCCGGAGAACCTACCCGGAGTGGGTGATCACTAGCACATAGGTCAAATGCACCCCAAGAAACGAGGAAGGGTATCCCCGTCTTTTCAATAAACATCATAGCCTCTTTCTCCGCACCTGCCAATTTCACACCGTGACCAAATATGACAACAGGTCTCTTACTTTTGTAGAGATACTCCGATAGGTCATATTGTGGGGTCACCCGACGACTATGTGTGATGAGGTTGATATTAACATTTTCAATCGAAGACATTTGGAGGTTTACAGGTAGATCCATAAGAACCGGACCGTACCTAGGCGTTTTGAGTTCCGTTAATAATTCCTTGAGAGCACCCTCAAGTTGAGAAAGTTCTGGAACATGTAGGGACTTCTTCGTAACATCCTCAAACATCTTAGCCACGGGCATCTCCTGAAATCCAGTTTGTCTGGGGTTAGACTTGAAGTTAGAGAGGTCCTCCTTTGTGTTCACCTGCCCACTAATGAAAAAGGCTGGGACGGAATCATACCAACACCCACATACACCATTTAGGATGTTTTGAACACCCGGTCCACTAGTAACAACTACCCCAGCTGTCTTACCTGATGCCCTGTAATATCCCTCTGCAGCCATAGCCGCGGACTGTTCATGCTGAAAACAGTAATACTTAACTTTAGGATTCCTGGCAATCGCGTTTATAAACGGGACGATAGCTCCACCGGTTATTACAAAATACGTATCTATACCATTGAGGTAGAGCGTTTCTATGATGTAATCACAGGTGTTCATTTATTATGTTATGGAGCTAAAACTTTAATCATATTTCCACGAACTTCCTGACATTCCCAATAATTTTTCAAGCTCTTCTTCTTTCATATTATAACTATGCTCGTTATCGGGAAACTTTTGTAAATGAACTTCGTTTGCATATTCATTTATGGCGTTATGAAACATCTGCTCACCATTTATATATTGTTTGATAAACTTTGGTTTAAAATCCCAAAACAAACCAAGAATATCATGGACAATGACCAGTTGTCCATCCATACATGAACCAGCCCCAATACCATAAACGGGTATCTTGAGTTCATTTTTTACAATTTTAGAAACTTCTTTGGGAACAGCTTCGAGAAGTAAAAGTGAAGCACCATTATCTTCAACTTCCCTCGCTTGTGTTACAAGTTTATCAACTTCATCAGCAGTTTTAGCTTGTATCCTATATCCACCCATTCTTGCCTGTGTCTGTGGTGTAAGACCAAGGTGAGACATAACTACAGTACCTGAGTCTACAACTGCTTTGATTCTATCTGGGAAATGACCTTCAATTTTAACTGCATCCATACCTTCTTGTATAAATTTACCAGCATTTTCTATGGCTACTTGATTAGATGGTTGATAAGACATATACGGCATGTCGCCAATTAGGAACTGATTTTGAGAACCCTTTTTAACTGACCGACAATGTGTAAGCATCATATCCATAGTAACTTCATTGAGGTTCTTAATACCATGGACGGTTGAACCAGCTGTATCCCCAACTATAATGAAATCAATATTACAGTTGTTAATTATTCGTGATGTTGGGTAATCGTAAGATGTTATACCAACGCTACGAACGTTATTTAATTTATTTCTGAACAGGTTCAAAATAGTCCTTTTCATGCTAATTCAGATTCCATTATACTCTTTAAGTTAAAGACACACGCGTCATATAATATAGAACATGATAGCTGTTGTATCAGTACATGACGAAAAATATGAACCATTAGCTGAATGGACACTTCACAAAAACAAGAAGCTGTATTGTGAAAAGCATGGGTATCAACTTCACTATGCAAGTGACGGTGGAGCTTCTATAGCTGGAAAGCCTATGATGGCTAAACCTGACCCACCCATTCCAGACACTCACATTCCAATGGGATGGGCTAAAATATTTGTGATTCGGAAAGTCATGCAACAACACCCAGAAGTTGAATGGATTTTTAACACTGATACAGATGTTATGATTACAAATATGGAAACCAAACTTGAAGATATTATTAAAGAACATGCACCACCAAATATTCATATTTTGATTCCAGCTGATTGTAATGGTATCAATTGTGGTAATATGCTTATTAGGAATAATGCTGTCGGTAAAGCGTTT